AGGGTAGCATCATAGCTGTCTTCAACAAAAACACCTTGACCCAAGTGTCAGGTTTCGATAATCCAATCATTGCTGGCGAACTCGTCTATCAGCAAAAAACGTATTGGAACCTTGTCTTTACGGGCGCTGGCGCAACGCCAGTTGACCTAACTGGTGCAACGATTGATGCACAAATTGTTCGCCGATTGCTGGAAAACATCCAAGACAGTCGTAGCGGCTTGACGTTTGACATCTTTGACTATTCCCCGCCACCAACTCCTGTTGATTTGACGATTACAAATCGTGATGATGTGTCTGGTTCTTTCACGCTTGTAATTGACCAAACATCATGGGACGTCATTGCTGGCGACCCTGAGTTGGACATTTCCGCTCAAAGCCCCGTGGGTTTTTCTGGCCGAATCAAAATCAGTTTTCCTGCTTTTGGTGGTACTCCGCAAGATGACGCAATCATTTTCTTGCTGTTCCTTGTTCGTTCTGATGGTGTTGTTAATACATCTGCATCTGTCTAAGGAAAATCATCATGGCAAATTTAAATGTCGTAGTTGTTGATGGCAACAATCTTGTTGTTCAGGTAACTCCAACCCCAGACCAAATCATCAACATTGACCGAGGTGTTGCTGGCAATGGCATTTCCAGTGTTGAGCAAATTACCATTGGTGATTATTCGTATCTGGAAATCAATTTTTCAAACGGAACAGTTGAGACTCTTGGACCAATCGGTGTTAGCAATGAGATTTTGATTAACATCAATGACAACATGGTCAGCATCACTGCGGTTGCTGATGACCTTGCTGTTATCAATGATGTGTATGCCAATTTGGCTGCAATCAATGATGTTGAAGCCAACATGGCTGCAATTATTGCAGCACCTCAAGCCGCTATTGATGCTGCGGCAAGTGCTGCTGCTGCTTTGGCCTCTGAAAACGCTGCTGCTGCCTCCGCTTCGGCTGCTGACATTAGCGAGGCAAACGCCGCTCAGTCTGCTTCTGATGCTCTTGCGTCTGCCAATGCTGCCGATGTATCTGAATCCAACGCATTGCAAAGCGCCAACAACTCAGCCGCATCTGCTGCTGCTGCTTTGGTATCGCAAAATGCCGCAGCGTCTTCTGCTGCTTCTGCTTTGTCGTCTAAGAATGATGCCGCCACAAGCGCTTCTGCTGCGCTGGCCTCTCAGAATGCTGCTGCTGCGTCCGCATCTGCTGCCGACACCAGTGAGGCTAATGCTGCTCAGTCCGCTGCTGACGCTCTTGTGTCTGAGAACGCTGCTGCTGGCTCTGCTGCCGATGCGGCAACCTCTGAGTCAAACGCTGCTGCATCCGCAGTCAGTGCCGACAGTAGTGCTGACCTTGCTGCCGCAGATGCCGTCAATGCGGCAAACTCTGCCGGGGATGCGGCAACTTCTGCCGCTGCTGCTTTGGCTTCTGAGAATGCCGCTGCTGCAAGCGCCAGCGCTGCCGACATCTCCGAAGCTGCTGCTGCTGCGTCTGCCTCCGATGCCTTGGCTTCTCAGAATGCGGCTGCTGCTTCCGAGGCTGCTGCTCTGGCTTCTCAGACTGCTGCTGCCTTGTCTGAGGCAAACGCTGCTGCCCTATACGACAACTTTGACGATCGTTACCTTGGCCCAAAGAATTCGGACCCCGCGACAGACAATGATGGCAACCCATTGCTGACTGGTGCGTTGTATTGGAACACGGTCAATAATGTCATGCGTACCTACAACGGCACAGCATGGGAGACAGCGTTTGTCCCTTCCAGCAGCTATGTGGCAAAGTCTCCAACAGCCACAGACAATGCCTTGGTTCGATTTGACGGAACCTCTGGAAACACAATCCAAAACTCGTTGGCGACTGTTGATGACAATGGCAACATTGCAGGCAACAGCTTCACTGGTGACTACGTTCAGATTGACACAACAGTCACTGAGGCCCCCGGTGTTGGCAAGATGGTTTGGGATTCGGACCAAGGAACCATTGCCTTTAACGCTCTTGCTGACGGCATTGTTCGTATTGGTCAATCAATCCTTGCTCGTGTTACCAACGCAGAATCAGTGACCATCCAAAAGGGTCAGGCAGTCTATTTGTTTGCTGCACAAGGCGACAGAGCCACCGTCAAGTTGGCAAGCAACTCAGGCGATCCAACATCTGCGAAGACACTTGGCCTTGCCAATCAAGCCATTGCTGCTAATCAGACTGGCTTTGTGATGTGCCAAGGCGTGATTGATGGCTTGAACCTGTCATCTTTTTCCGAAGGCGACTCTTTGTACTTGGGATCAACTCCCGGCTCTCTGACAAACGTCAAGCAGTACGCTCCGAATCACCTTGTGTATATGGGTGTTGTTGAACGTGCCAACGCAGGCAACGGTCAAATTTACGTTCGTGTGCAAAACGGCTATGAGTTGGATGAACTCCACAACGTATCCGCACAAACGCCAACAACTGGTCAAACCATTGTTTACAACAGTGCAAACGGTTTGTGGGAGAAGTCAAACGCTCCTGTGCTGAGTGATGCAACAGGCTTGCCTTTGGCTACTGGTGTGACTGGCATCTTGCCTGTTGCAAACGGCGGCACAAACGCATCCACAGCTTCTGGTGCTCGGACAAACCTTGGTCTTGGCACTGCTGCTGTTCTTGATGCTGGAGTTGCAAATGGCGTGGCAACTTTGGATTCAAGCGGCACTGTTCCTTTGTCGCAAATCCCTGCATCCTTGCAGGGCGCTTTGTCGTATCAAGGCACATGGGATGCTTCAACCAATACGCCAACTATTCTTCCGGGTGTTGGCGTTAAGGGCTATTACTACGTTGTCAGTGTTGCTGGCAATACAATAATTGACGGAGTAAGTGGATGGGAGATTGGCGACTGGATCGTATTCAATGGATTGGTTTGGCAAAAAATTGACAACACTGATGCGGTAACTTCGGTTAATGGATACACAGGCACAGTCGTGCTTGGATATGCCGATGTTGGCGCTCCATCTGTTAGCGGTACAAACGCAACAGGAACATGGGCAATTGACATTTCTGGCAACGCAGCCACAGCCACCACTGCGGCAACATCCAATGATCTGAACATCAATGGCTTGACATCAGAGCCTGCAACGCAGTCGTCTGACCTGATTGCTTTTTACGATGTGTCTGCTGGTGCAACCCGCAAAGCAACCGTGTCGCAACTTGCATTGGTTGGCCCAACTGGTCCGACAGGCGCGACTGGCCCCGTAGGACCCACTGGACCCACTGGACCAACTGGAGCAACTGGTACTGCCGCAACTGTGGCCGTTGGCCCGACAACAACAGGAGCCGCTGGTACTTCAGCATCTGTGGACAACAGCGGCACATCTTCTGCTGCCGTATTTAATTTCACCATTCCTCAAGGCGCGACTGGTCCTACTGGTCCAACAGGACCAACAGGAACAACTGGCCCCACAGGACCGGCTGGTTCTCCCGGCCCAACTGGTCCAACAGGCGCAACAGGTGATGCGGCAACCATTGCTGTTGGTACGACATCAAACCTGACAGCAGGCAGTGCGGCCACTGTGACAAACAGCGGCACATCGTCTGCTGCTGTATTCAACTTTGGCATCCCAATTGGCGCAACTGGATCAACAGGACCAACTGGTGCAACTGGACCTGCTGGCGCTCCCGGACCAACAGGCCCAACTGGACCTCAAGGTATTCAAGGTATTCAAGGTAATACAGGACCAACAGGCTCTCCCGGACCCACTGGACCAACTGGAGCGACAGGATCAACAGGATCACCCGGCCCAACTGGCCCAACAGGCCCAACTGGACCCACTGGCCCCGCAGGCCCACCCGGTCCCGTTGCTGGCACAAACACGCAAGTTATTTACAACAATGCTGGCTCTGCCGCAGGCTCTGCCAACTTGACTTTCAACGGCACGAACTTGACGGTAGGCGGCTCAGTCATTCATAACTCAGACGAGTCTTTGAAGACAAATTGGCGCGACCTTCCAGAGAACTTTGTTGACATGCTGGCGCTTGTGAAAAGCGGGACGTATGACAGGGTTGACCAAGCGTTGACGCAAGACGGGGTTTCTGCCCAATCGTTGCAGCCATTGCTTCCAAACTCTGTTTTGCTTGGTGATGACGGAAAGTTGTCTGTGGCCTATGCAAACGCCGCTTTGGTTTCCTGCATTAAGATTGCACAGCGCCTCCTTGCGCTTGAACAACAACTGAAAGACAAAACATGACACACCTTCCCATCTGGTACATGGGCCAAATCCCGACAGACGTATGCGATGCGGCTGCTCGGGAATTTATGGACATTGCCCCCCAAAGCGCCACGATGGGAACTGCGGGGGAACATCAGGACAAAAGCCAGCGCGACACAGTGCTGCGCTTTGCCCCTGATAACCATTGGTTTGGCGGCATCATGTATCAGCATGGCTTGGCCGCAAATCAAGCCGCAGGATGGGCGTATGACATTACAGGGCATGAGAACGTCCAATTCGGCTCCTACGGGCCTGCTGGACACTATGGCTGGCACATGGATACCTTTCCTCTTTCCGGCCAGCCATTGGACCGCAAAGTCAGTGTAATCTGCCTGATGAGCGACCCGTCTGAATACGAGGGCGGCGATCTTGAAATTCAGTTGTATCAGGATTACAAAGTTGATATGCAAAAAGGTCAACTTATTGCTTTCCCATCCATGCTGCAACACCGGGTTGTCCCTATAATTTCGGGCATCAGAAACTCTGCCGTGATTTGGTTAAACGGCCCAAGGATGAGATAAATCATGGCAACAATCAATGAAACAGAAGCCCGTCTGAATTCACATGAGGCAGTCTGCGCTTTCCGATACGACCAAATCAATGCGCGATTGAAGCGGCTTGAGGGCATCATCATCAAGGCTTGTGGCGTAATGCTGGTCAGTATGGCTGGCATCATTTGGGCTTCCATCCCCCATATCGGAAGATGACTGACGAAAAGCATTTGGGGATTCTTGACAGAGTTCTGTCGTATGTAGATTCCCCATTTAAACTGATTGCCATCATTGTGATGGCGGTTTTCACGTTTGCCGGGTACTTGTTCTGGCAAAACCAAGCGTTTTTGATTGGTGCGTATCAAGAACATAAAAAGATGCCAGCCATCTATGAAGAACGGGTGGATGATGCGGCATCGGTATTGTTCAAACACACTGATGCAAAATTTGTCGCCATCTTCAAAGTCAATCCAATTCTTGGGACTCGCGTTTTGTATCGCTTGTACACCAAGGACGGTCGAAGCAAAGACATGGAAGGGATTGATGTCGGCTTATTCACCACGAATCACGCCAACAACAATGACGTAGTGAAGCTCATGGCTGGCGAAGTGCCTTGCAGTCAATACCTGCGTCCTCAGAGCGAGCTTGGCATTTGGTATATCTCTCAGGGCGCATCGTACACATGCCGAATTGCTGTGCCACCAGACCGCAGCAGATTCATTGGTCAGGTGACTGCTGGATGGGCAAGCCAGCCTGACAACATGGAACACATCCTGTCAATGATGGAAATTTCAGCAACCATGTTAACCAAACGAGGTGGACAATGAATTTAAGTGACCTGAACCCATTGGCCGCTATCGGCGGCAAGCTGATTGACCGATTCCTTCCTGATCCTGTTGCTGCTGAGAAGGCCAAAGCTGAGTTGGCGCAGATGCAGGAGAACGGCGAGTTGGCCCGGATGGCAAACGAAACCGATCTGTACAAGACCGAGCAAAACAACCTCACAGACCGCCTCAAAGCAGATATGGCATCTGACTCTTGGCTGTCCAAGAATATTCGCCCTATGACCCTCCTGTTGATTCTGGGAGGGTATTTCACCTTTGCCATGATGTCAGCCTTTGACTACGACACCAATCGCAGCTATGTTGAGTTGCTTGGGCAGTGGGGAATGCTGGTGATGTCCTTCTACTTTGGAGGCCGCACCCTTGAGAAAATCATGGACATGAAATCTGACAAAAAGGACAAACAGTGATTACTGCTGAGCAACTCAAAGAAATTCACATTTCTGAAGACTGGCTGGAGCCTTTGAATGAGGCCATGCACCGCTACGAAATCAACACGCCCTTGCGGATGGCTGCTTTCATTGGTCAATGCGCTCATGAGTCTGGCAACTTCAAGGCGCTGCAAGAGAACCTGAACTACTCTGCTGAAGGTCTGTGCCGTGTGTGGCCTTCACGCTTCCCCACACTGGAAGCTGCTCAACCGTACCATCGCAACCCCGACAAGATCGCCAACAAGGTCTATGGTGGCCGTATGGGTAACGGCACTGAGGAAACAGAGGAAGGAAGCCTGTACAAAGGCCGAGGGCTTATCCAGTTGACTGGCAAAGACAATTACCGTTTGGCAAGTGATGCCTTGGGTGAAGATTTTGTAAGCAGTCCTGACCTTGTTTGTGGGTTCAAGTACGCTGCTTTGACTGCCGCATGGTTCTGGAACAAGCGCAGCCTGAACAAAGAGGCCGATGCAAAAGATTACACCGCCATGACCAAGAAGATCAATGGCGGCGTAATTGGCTTAGAAGACCGCATCAAGCACATCAATCATGTGCTGGAAGTCTTGTCTTGATACTGCAATTCCAGTAGCAACTCTAGGTAATGAATGGCCTTGCGGATGTCCGCAGCGCCGTTCTTTTCTTTGTGGCGGGTGACGTACTTGATAACGTTGCCCTCACAGAAACCAAGATCGTTCGCGTGAATGTAGACGATAGGCTGGATGCCCTTGTCTTTGTAGTGATTGCCTGAGACTTGTTTGTCAAGGGCAGACATCACGACTCCTTGACGAACACGCCATCTTTATTGAGATAGCCCTTGCGATGTTCGATAACCTTGTAAGCGTTATAGAAGCATTGACGAACATCCAGATCAGTCAATACCCCTACGTTAACCAGAGTCACCATCACATCACCAATGGCATCAGCAATCTCTGCTTTGTCGTTCTTGGCAATTGCAACCAGCAGTTCACAGGCTTCTTCCACTGTTTTGCTGGCTTGGCCTAATGCTGTTCCATTCTCATAGATGCCTCGGGCCTGCGCCCACTCCATGACTTTGAACTCTGTCATGCCAAACGATTGTGTTTCTTTCATGCTTGCTCCAGTGGAAGATTGTCTTGCTCTTGACGCAAGGCAGTCTCAACCGAGCCGCCCTTGGAAATAAGATCAATCAACTGATCTTGTGTTGGAATCTGCACCTTGATGATGTTTTGGGCAACATGGTGCATGGCTTGTGCGCGAGTGTTGGCGCGAACAAGACGGGTTTCTTGGCCGTAGCCAACGGTGTAAATGCGGGACATATCTTCTCCTGTGGTTAAAAAGGGTGGGCCTACTCGCTGCGTCTGCATCTCTGTTTCTCCCGTTAGTCTTGCGATCTCCGAGGTGTCCGTGCAGCATCCGCTTTCGGCCCGTTATTCAAAATGGGATGTCGTCTTCCATGCTCTCAAAACCGCTTGGCGCAGCCGCTGGTTTTGATTGATGGTGTTGTTGCGACTGCTCTCCATTAGAAGGCTTTCCGCCAAGCATTTTTAGTTCTTGACACTGGATGGACGTTGAGTATTTATCAACGCCATCTTTGTCTTGATATTTCCGGGTTTTGATTTTCCCTGAGACATACACCAAAGAACCTTTGTGCAAGTATTGGCCGACAATTTCTGCAAGCCGACCAAAACAACTGATGTTGTGCCACTCAGTGGATTCTTTTGACTCGCCTGATGTCTTGTCACGCCATTTTTCAGTGGTTGCAATTGTAAAGTTTGCGACAGCCTCTCCGCTTGGTAGATGGCGGACTTCTGGATCACGACCAAGGTGTCCAATGATTTGCGTTTGATTGAGCATTTGTACCTTTCAAAAAGTATGTTGATGCGCGATTTCTTTTACCATTTGCTCATAGAAATCACGAGCCGCTACGACCTTCACTTTGATTTTTTCTTCCAAGGCTTTGTCTCGCTTGTATTGGACTCGGGTCACGCGAAGCTCTGGGGCAATGTGTTCCACAGAGTGCAATGCGTAATCCTCGTACCCAATTAGTTCATCTGGCGTGTTGACAAGACAGTAGTCAATTTCAAATTGATCCATGTCCCACAGCATCATGTATGCGCGACCTTGCCACTCATAGGTCTTGTCCTCTCCTTGGCTTGCTACAACAGGAAATGTTGCAAGCGACCAAGATGATTTGATGTCGTGGATTTTACCGTTGCCAACAATGTCACATTCGCCTGTGATCCATTCATTTGTTTTGCGCTCGGTGTTTTTTTTGTAGTTGGTGAAAAGAACGGAGTTCAGCAATTCAATGGAACGATCTTCCACCCGAATGCCTTTGTCCATGTACTTGCTACTGATGTTTTCATCGTAACCGTAAATGAATTGCTTTGCCATTTTTGTAATGGCTGTCTTTGCCCCAACAGACAAAATTTCATCTTTGCTTTTGGGGTCAGTCATGATGTCTGCCAAAGACGATGCGCGAAATTTAACCATTTGCAAGCGCCTCTTGAAGTTTGTTTTCCTGCTCTTGAGTCAAGACAAACCGTTCGTTAAGCTGGTTTGTCGTGTACTCTTGAGCTTTGATTTTCTCAATAGCGCTGTCAAGGCGCTCATCAGTGATTTGTTGCTTGACGGCAATTTTTCGTTTGTCTGGCGGAACATGACTGATACGCAAGCCTTCAACAGTTTCTTTTCCAAATCGGACTGCTGGATCAACGTACACAGTGATCGCCACATTTGCCCAGTCATCAATAAATGAAGAGCCTGTCAATTGCTTGAGCGTCTTGCTGTTGGTGCTGTTCAGTATCATTGGTTTGAGCTTTTCGCCTTGACGAATTTCTCGTTCCAAAAAATACGCAGTGTTGAACAAGTCTTTGGTTTTCTTTGTCTTGTCTGGCTGAAGTTTGACTTCTTTGATTGTCAAAGTTGTTGGTTCAACAATGTCGGCGGCAGAAAGATAAGGCGAATCAAACGCTTTTCTGTAATGTGTTTTTTCTGTCATGTCTTACCTAAACCAAAGAAAGAATCCGTGCAAAATTCCGATTGGGAACAGCAATGCTCCAGCAATCAGAAAGCCCCACAAGCCCTCGGCAAAGCAAGTCAAGATGTGTGTAAACCATGCAAGAACGCAGGCAATTCCAATAACCGCGCCCATCATTGCACCTTTGTAACGTGTTGAGCCAGCAGCCAGTTGGAACCAAGCTGGTGAACAGATCGTGCCCACTTGCGCTGGTAGCTGCGGATTACTTCGGGGGAAGCATTGTATGTCTGAAAGATTCGCCGTGCGTGGCGTAAAAGCGTGATGTTCATGTGAACTCCTGTCTTGTTGAGCCTCAACTGTAATCCAGCCAACGCATAAAAAACATAGGTGTTTTCCCTATGCTGCAAATCAAAAAACGGTGATAGTCTCCAGCGCATGAAAACACCAGACCAACTTGAAGAAGACTCAGCACAGCACATCCGAGATGTGACCATGCTTGAGGCGTACATCAACTGCCCATGCCCCGGAGATTGGGACGCAGCAGCAGTTGCAATCTTAAGCCGCGCAATCGAAATCATCACCAAAAAGGAAGTGGAAATATGCTACAAGAAAAACAGTTCTATTTGAAATGCCTTGAGAACGGCCCAATGTGCCAGCGAAAAATTGGCAGCAGAATGTCATTGCGGTTTGGGACTTCTCCCGCCTTAGTCAAAGATGTTTTGTTGCGTGAAGGTCTGATTGAGCTTGATTACGTCAAACGAGAAGGCGCAAAGCAAAAGCTGAATCATTACTTCAAGCTGACAGGCAAAAAACTGAACTTGGATGAGTCAAAAGTGGCAGCCAAAAAGTCGATCGACAAAGCGTCTACTTACCAATGGGAGGATGGAGCGCCAAAATCACAGGGCAACGCCTTTGACTGGCAAAGCTCATCCAAGGGGATGTTCGACAATCGAGAGATTGCCCGGATGACCCAGAAGTACCATCAGAACAAACCTATCACCATTTACAGCCGAGCCTGATTGGTGGTATAGTTTTGTGAAACCCGGATAGATACGAAGTCATGAGCGTGTCGAAAAGCGAACCGTACCCCGCCTTCCGTTGGTTTCTTTCAGGGTACATGAGAGTACGGAAAATCTATGAGAAAAGCTATCAGCAAAAAGCTGCGCTTTGATGTATTCAAGCGCGATGGTTTCGTTTGCGCCTATTGCGGCGCAACCCCTCCTTCAGTTGTTCTTCAAGTTGACCACATAAACCCCGTGGCAAATGGAGGAACAAATGACATTGACAATCTAATTACAAGTTGTCAGCCTTGCAACATTGGCAAAGGCGCAAACACTCTTGAATCTATACCTCAATCTTTGTCAGAAAAAGCAAAGATGATTAAAGAACAAGAAGAACAGATAGAAGCCTATTACGCAATCTTGCAAGATAGAAAAGACAGAATTGATAATGAAATGTGGCGCATAGCGGACATCATTGATCCCGGCAGTCCAAAAACTGGAATGAATAGAGATTGGTTAAAAAGTATTAAGTATTTTTTAGAGAATCTTGGGTTTTTTCAAGTTGAAGAAGCATCAGAGATTGCCAGATGCAAATACAAATATGGCGGGAAAAAAGCATTTTTGTATTTTTGCGGCATTTGCCACAACAAGATTAGGGGTGAATGATGGCACGAATCAGAACAATTAAGCCTGATTTTTGGCGTGATGAGTTGCTTGCTGGTGTTACGTCTGAAGCAGCATTGCTTGCTATTGGTTTGCTCAACCATTGCGATGACGAGGGGTATTTCAACGCTAACCCAAAGTTGGTTGAGTCTGATGTTTTTCCATTGAGAACATTGACCAATCCCACTCCCGCACTACTACTGGAGTTGTCTCGTATTGGTTACATAGAGGTGTTTTCTGGGTCTGACAATAAGACTTATGGGAAGGTTGCCAACTTTGAAAAGCATCAAGTCATAAACAAGAAAACTCCTAGCAAAATCAAGGACTTGTGTGAATTACGACAGGACTACCACACTTCTACCGTAGTGCTACCTACTGGAAAGGAAGGGAATGGAAAGGAAGTGGAAAAGGAAAGGAAGGCTCCCAAGGTCGCTGCAACTGTCGTTGCCTGCCCACCTGAGGTCAAAGAACAGGTTTGGAAAGATTGGCTAACACTTCGCAAAATGAAGAAAGCTCCGGTCACTGAAACTGTTGTTGAATCTGCACAGAAAGAGGCGGTCAAGGCAAATATGTCGTTTAACGATTTTCTGGTTATTTGGTGTCGCAGGGGTTCTCAAGGTCTTGAGGCTGATTGGCTTAAACCACATGAACGGCAATCCTTTGCCCAACAAGCTGCTGACGTTGCTCGGACAACAGTTCCACCTGCCCACACTGGCCCTGACCCTGTGTTGCTCAAAATTCAAGCTGACCGTCAAAACGCAGCGCCCATGCCTGCCCACATCCGTCAGCAGATCAACTCTGTCCTGAGAAAAGTATGAAGCCGACTCGCCAACAAGCCATCCAAGACTGCCCACACCCTAAAGATAGGGTTTACCCCACTACCAAACCAGTCACTGTTTGGAGACAATTGCAAACATGACACGAACATACGCACTTAAACGCTTGCTGGAACATGGCGAACTGACGGCCAAAGAAATGTACGAAATTACTGGCTGGACTCAAGACCAAGTTTGGGCAACCATTCAGCGCTTGCAAATCACTAAAATTATTCGCAAGTACCCCAAAATGAAATGGGGGCTGATTGACCTAAACCCTTACCCCTATGACACGCAAAGCAGTTAGCAACGAAGGTGACAGATACATGATTGAGCTTGGTGAAGCGCGAGTTCTGTTCAGGACTTACGAGTCAACAGGCCAAAAAGTTCTGACACCTGTTTGCATTGAATGGTTGGAGCGAAAGTACGGCACGGGTTCTGTTGTCAGAATTCGTGGATACATGAAGAAACTACAAACAGGAGAGCTTGAGTGATACAAGTCCTAGGCATAGACCCCGGAGTCAACACAGGCACTGCTCTGTACGTCAACGGCAAGCTGCTGTCATTGCAGACCATTCAGCCCATAGACATTCAGGATTGCATCAAGCGATCATTTTCGGACCTGATTGTGTTTGAGGACAGTCGCCTGCAAAGTGCGGTATGGGTTCCATCAAAGAACAAAGCTGTGGCAAACAACATTGCCCGGAAGATTGGTCAGGTTGATGCGCTGTGTTCGCTGATTGAGGAAACATGCAACCGTTATGAAATCAAGTTCATGCGAGTCAGCCCCAAAGCAAAAGGCGGCAAGATGAACGCAGAGGACTTTAACAAGCTGACTGGCTGGTCTAGTAGGTCAAATTCCCATGAAAGAGATGCGGCAATGGTCGCGTGGCAACTGAGGAACCACGATGGCTCCTGACATGAAAAGCCGTGAGCAGGAAAAGCTGTACCACTCCATCATTGGACAAATTGCCAAACAAGCAAAACTTCATGGTTGCAAATGGAATCAAGAATCATGGAAAAGATTTTGCATAGATCAATGGGCACACGAAAGCGGCCACATGGCAACCATCAGCAAAGTCATGCCAAGCATTGATGGCGAACGCATCGTCCAGCTCGGCCACCAAAGCAGGCGCTTTACCAAAGAGCAGGCCATCAGTTTCACGGAATGGTTGCTGTACTGGGCCAACACAAACGGAGTGACGATTGATGATGTTCCCAAAGCATGAATACGTCAGAAGCAAAAAGCTGCTTGAGAATGCTAGGTTGATTCCTTGCCAGTGCTGTTTGGCAGATGATGGCACTGTGGTGGCCGCGCACACCAATTGGGGTGGCGGCAAAGGTAGAGGCATCAAGGCTGATGACAACATGATTGCCAGCCTGTGCTTTTCTTGTCACAGCCAGCTTGACCAAGGCAGCAAAATGTCAAAAGCCGAGCGCATGGCTATGTGGTTTGACGCACATTACCTGACGGTTCATATCCTCAGAATGCGTGGTTTGTGGCCTGACGATGTTCCACTTCCTAAGGGTTTCTCCTGATGTGCAAATGCTTTGCTTTCCTGATAATGAAGGCATCAGCAACAAGATAGGACAAGCATGAACTACGCAGCAATTGCCGCAGCAATGCAGGCAGAGATTGACAACCCCTTGAAGCTCTATATGCCCAACAGCCCCGGCGCATTTGTCCGTGACAGGCTGTTTCGTGATTGCCTATGGGAAGAAGCAACTTGGGCATGGGGTTGCTTTTGCCGTGGTGGCTTCAATGTCCCTGAGTTGGATCGCTTAAACAACCAACTGAATGAATTGGCAGCAAACGAATCTATGCCCGATTGGGGCACAAGGGGGACATGATGAGCAAACAAGCAATGAAGCTGGCGCTTGAGGCGATGGAGTCCAAGGACACATGGGGTTCATCCACCAGAGAAGCCAAAGAACGCGCCATCACCGCCCTGCGAGAAGCACTGGCAGAGCAGCCAGCACAAGGCTGCGACTACTGTAACCACCCGCTTTACGTAGGAATCAAGTGCAAAAACTGTGGGCGTGAGCAGCCAGCACAGCAAGAGCCTGTGGCGGTTGTGTCTGGTTATTACGGAGGGCAATGCGTCATTCTGCCGATAGACCCTGCGCGAATATTCAACTCAAACACACCCCTCTACACATCCCCACCAGCACAGCGCAAGCCGCTGACGGATGAGCAGATCAAAGCAATTCACAACGAACTTTGTGGCACCGTCGGAAGTGATTACGAAACCATCTCCCGAGCCATCGAAGCCGCCCACGGCATAGGAGAGAAGAAATGAACAGAATAATTTCAGTCAAAGAAGCAGGCGAGTGGGCCGATAAAGTTTGGCCTGAATGTGTGAAGCAAGCGTATGCAGAGCAGCCAGCACAGCAGGAGACTTGTGAAATGGGAAGCATTTGTATTGGATGCAGCCCTAAAAACAGTGACGGTAGCTGCCCCGGTCAACAACCAAACGGCGCTTGTGACTGCTATGTCAATGGCTTCAATGATGGAATGAAAGAATTGGAGCCACCAGCACAGCGCACATGGGTTGGACTGACAAACGAGGAGTGCGTAGAGATTGCTGCGCGAGGCTACCCACGTTGGCTTGAATTTGCTCATGCTGTCGAAGCCAAATTACGGAGTAAGAACACATGACTTGGTGGATGTATCTCATCGGCACTGCTCACACAGCCGTATATGTCTGGGCGTTTTGGAAGGAACGGAAATGAAAATCATCAAAGACGAGATTGCCACGCTTAAGCGAGGACGCAGAGTCACCATTGAACTGCGACACGATGAAGAGTACGCCGTCCTTACGCATGGCGCTTACTACCGCCTTGGTGGACAGGTGGACGACATTGTGCAGAGCCATGTCATCGCAGACATGAGCCGTGTCTACTGGTGCAGTATTGGGCAGAAGTGGGAGGAGGCATGAAGTTTCAAATCACTATTGCAATTCTGTTCGCCGTTGGCGCGGTTGCGTGGCTTCTGTTTTTGACGAGGGCGATGGTATGAGCCGAGAAGAGCATCACAATCAATTGCAATTGGCCCTACATCAAGACTATCTTGCCAAAAAACAAGCATGGCTGGAATGGCACACAGCCAACCCAATGGTCTGGAAAATGTTTGAGCAGTTCGCCTTCCAAGCGGTCAAGATGAACCGAAAGAAAATCAGTCACTGGCTTATCATCAACCGCATCCGTTGGGAGACATCCATCATGACCACTGGCAATGAGTTCAAGATCAGCAACGACTTCATTGCCTTTTACGCTCGGCACTGGAGAGAGACATACCCAACATACAAAG